GTTTTAATTGTTAAACCCTTTTCTTTATAACTTTTGTACATTTTTTCAAATGCTTCCTCCTCAAAATTATTTCCCATTCTACTTAACTCATAAGCCACTTCTTTATGTCCATGTAGGGACCATACTAATTTCATCCATGCGTTAATGTCATCTATATCATTAATATCAATACATTCACAATATTTTAAAAGAATTTTGTCATCAATCGGGACTTCATCAGTATTAGATGATGGTAATGGCTTACACATATTTTTCTCCTTTTTATTAGGTTTAGATTTAAAAATATCTTTAGGAACGATGAGTTTATAAAATTCATAAGGCATTTCAATATCAATTTTATCACCACAATAATAGTCATACGATGTTTCAAATTCGGTTTTAGTTCCTTCACCAAAAACAAATCCATTATCATTTCTAATATCAATTCCTATCTGTTTATTAGCAGTAGTTTTGTAGTCAGGATTATACTTACAATATATATGAAAACCTTTAGTTGTTTTAATTGTATATGCGTCTTTTAATTCTGGATATTGTTCAATACATTTGTAATATTCATCGCCTACATCAAAATCAAATACAGTAATATTATTAACCTCACCCGTAAGCACACAATTAACTTTATGATTTTCATCACACATAAATTCATAAACATCATTATGATGTAGCTTATCACCGTTTTTCCATTTGGGTAATTTGAATAGTTTATCCCAGCCACCTATACCGCTATCTTTATTAGCGTTCCATTTTCTGTTCAAATCAGGGCAAGTAAATTTTATGAAATTCATTTTATATAATATATAAAGAGTATTTTTAAGTCAATTTTAAACGAATTGAATTAAAAGAATAAAAACGCCTAAATAATATCCCGATTTATTCTCGTTCATTAAAAGGGATTTGTAGTTCTGTAACTTTTTTGATAATAGGTAGCAGCTTACGTACTAAACATGCGTTCTGTTTGAACCAGTAATAATCCTCTTGGTTAGTTGGGTCGACATAAATACCATATAATGTCTCCCAATTTTGAGTGTTTTTTTGACGCTTACTAGATTCCTTCTGTTCATAACTTTTTTGATAAATGACGTGTTTTTTTTCTTCTGGTATTTCGTTTTCTTGTGCTACTGCTAATTTTGCTTCTGCTAATTTTGCTGCTTGCATTTGAATTTTTGTTCGGCGAGGTTTGCGTAATTTGATAGGTGGTTCATTTTCACCTTTAATATCTACTCGTGTAATATCAATCTCGTCCATTATATTTTATATATATATATAATATTTTTTTTTTAAATCAATTTTTACGCTTTTAATTTAATATTAGTCGTATTGTAATTAGTTTTGTATATTTTGCAGTACTCAGGGAATAACTCACATAATTTTGTTTTTTCTNTAATATCAATCTCAGTAGTCCGCCCATTAGATGCCATTCCACCAGTAGCATAATATTGTGTAAAAGCTGACATATTATTCATTCTAACAACCTTACCATACTTCTTATAATATAATATGGTTCTTTCAAAATCTTCTGCTGAATCAATACTAACTTTAATAGATTTATCATTAATCACACCATACAGAGCCCCGATAATATATTTAAGGTCTGTGGTAATAATATTTTTAGATTTTAAGCTCCGACAATTATTACTAGGGTGTAAGCCCCATAAAGCACCATCATGCTCTTTACATAAATTAAACCCATTAATTATTATTTCATTTAAATTATTAATTTTTGTCACCAACTTACCACTTATATTGCCGAGTTTAATACTAGTAATATCATCGTCAATACAAACCAATTTTTGTCCTTCTTCATAATAATCAGTTATAAAATTACGAATATTAGCCATACCAAGAACACCAATAACAATTTTATAATCATTATTTAATTCTTGTTCATATAATAATTTTTGCTCGGATGTGGCGACAAAAATGGTTATTATATCTGTAGGTATATTATTTTGTTGTAGCATTTTTAATGTTTTTTTTTTAATAGTATCATATCGATTGAAGCTAGGTATAGCAATAACGTAATCCATTAATTTTTATAATATAGTTTAATATAATAAAAATGAATGAACAACAAAAAATAGTCTTTAATGAAATAAATAAATTAGAATTTAAAATTCAAGCTCGTCATAACATTACCGCAGACTACAAAGGGAATAACAGGGGAATTGTTGTCGGCTATATTAAAAACAGAGAACACTATATCCAAAATTTAGGCTATCCAAAATACGCTATTAGTCGTACATCAAAAACTGGAAAATATAATAATTTATTTTATGAGGCTTTTATGCTGGGGTTATGTGAAATACCGGATTTTTTCTTTACAAGCGTCCAAATAAATAAAAACCATAAATGTTGCAAACATATAGACAGTTTTAATATTGGTGTGTCTTATATAATAGGTCTTGGAGATTATACTGGCGGCGAATTGAGAATATATAATAAAGATAATTCATATGAAGATATTGATATAAAAAATAAATGGTATTGTTTTAATGGCAGCAAACAATATCATGAGACCTTACCATTCACAGGTGAGAGATACTCTCTCGTGTACTACAAATTGTTTAACGATGGTGATGTAAAAATGGAAATATGAGTTACAAATCCTGAATTAATATATAATCAATATATAATAAAAATATGGATAAATTAAGTGATACATTACTCAACCAGTTGTATAAGATGAACAATCCAATCAAATATGAAGAAGAAAATGACCGTTATATAATAGATGTTAGAGCAGTACCAAATTGTAACGGGGGATTGAGGTTTCAGTGCCCATTGTGTCTTTACCGCAAAGGCACTGAGTCTGGTTTTAAAGCTCGCGGCACCCCATATACAAACAGCACTGCATTATTTCACAACCACGGGGAGGGTTACGGAAGTCGCGCCAGCCATTGTAGCGAACCTGCAAAAAAATATTATAACTTAAGTGATAAAATTTTTGAATTTAATTTAGTAAAAGATATTTCATATGTCAGTTGCCCTTTTAAATAATAGATTTATAATAATGATTAATCATTTTCTTTTTAGTCCAGCTCATACTCGTTTTGATACCATTTTGACTTGCTTCCCCCGAAATATCAATTTTCCTACTTCGCATATTTACTGGTAAATAAGGTCTTCCAATTCCCTTATAAGGTTCAACACTATTCATTATCATAATATCCTGCATTCTCATCTGCATATATTTGTTATAACCATATTTTTCTATAAAAGCATATACTGATATACGTGGTTTGAGAAAAGCAAAATCGCTCCAAGTTACCCTCAAACGATCATTATTTTGGAAATGAAGCCAAGCACACCCAATATATTCATGAATAGGGTGTGCGATAAATAATGATATATTTTTAGCAACATCATTATTTAATACCTCTTTGAAAATGTCTATGACATCATCTCTTGAAATAATATGAAATTCTTTCATAGTATCTAAGTCATACAATTTGTTACCCAAATTTAGAACCACCATTATCTTTCTTAATATAATTAAGCGTCAATTCTTTAAGCCATTTTAACGCCTAATTATATTTCAATTTTTGTATTTAAATCACTCATTAATATTATAATATTTATACACTGTATTAAGGTCTGTTCCTCTGGAACTGCTAAGAAAGCGTACCATATCTATGTTATGTTCTTGTTGGTAATGTTTAATTAATAATTTGAATACATTACCTTCCCCGATATTATTATATGTCGCGCTTAAGACCTTGTTACCTATTTGCTTATCATTATATGTGTCGCCATCACAATCAAATAATAATCTACATTCTTTTCTATTGGCTAGTAATATGCTAACTGAATTCCTGAATAATAAATTAACAATTTTATAACTTTTTCTTCCATAAACATCAGCGGTCTTATATCTGTTCCTTTGATATATGATATACCTCGGGGTTAGATATAAATAGTTTTCTTTAAGAGTGTTACGCTTTAATGTTACACTTTTATCAGTTGTGATAAGTACGTCACAATCCAGGTTTCTCACACCGTAATTAATTAATAAATAGTTAATTATGTAGTCACGAAAATTATTCTCATTTAATAAATTATTTATATAGCTTTTTATCTTGTCATAAGATGGTAACGTTTCATTAAGTTCAATCTTTTTTTCAATATCATACTGATTAATTTCTTTAGTTAGCTTACCATTTCTATAACTAATAAGGTCATCTACAGAGACACCAGCGGTCCGCTTAATACGAATAATCACTGTGATAAATGTTTTAATAGAATTAGGTAAAATTCCACTAGAATTTAAGGTATCAATTAGTACCTTATTACTATTTTCAATAACAGTATCTGTTTCTAGCATAGACAACAGTCTATTATAGTATGATGTGTAATTGTTTAATGTGTTTGGTGACACGCCTTCAAAACTTTTATTAATATTATCGTTCATATTCTAATAGAATACTTATATTACACTTATATAATAATTTCAATACTACTCATCAATTCAATATGTTTTTTGCTACGTTTGTGTTTTGATAAAGAGTCTCTTCTAATTTCACAACCACACTCACATTTTACTTTTATCGCACTTCTTTCTCTGTCCTTTTTAAGTATGATATCTTTGTTTTTTTCAGCCCAACCTTTGTAATATTTTGTTAATTGTTCTTTGTTATCTTCTCGGTATTGTTTCTTCAATTCTCCCATTCTATATTTTTTCTCTTCTTCACTAGTATAACATTTTACACTATTTAGATTAGCGTTTAATTTAACTCGCCATTCTTCCTCTTTTTGTCGTGATTCTATTTTTGTTACATTTTTCAACTCATCAATAATAACCATATTCCAATTATTCCACCCCCCATTCTGCCTAATTGTGACATACTTTTTTGAATTGTATCTTCTACAATTAGGATTATTACATGACGTTTTATGGTCTATGTTACGGTGATGAAAGTTTTGTGTTGAACCTATATAAAGTAAAGTTTCATCTGTAATACAAAAAATTTTATAAATTACAAAATCCATACTATAATTGTATATATTTATTTTTTTATATTTGTATTTCAATTTCACATCTAATATGGTATAATAATTATTAGATAATAATTATAATATTAATTGCTAAATTAAAAGTAGATAATGGTGACAAAAAAGTAAATAATAAATTATAATAAATAAAATAAGAATTAAAAATTCAAATATTACAACTTGATCCGACAAAAAGTAAAAAAAAATAAAAAGAATTATAATTATTTAATATATTTTTGTCACCAAAAATCTCAAAAATTCTAAAAAAATTTGTACTTACAATAAAAGTTAGAAAATATTGTAATAAATATAGTGAGTACAAAAATAATTAGAAAATNTTGTAGAAAATATTGTAAGTACAATTTTACGTAGAAATAAAAACGAGACTGACAACAAATAAAAAAAAGTATAACATAAATATTGTTAC